TAAATCAATTCTAGGAAAATAAATGGCAAATCCCTTCGATCAATTTGATGCTAGTAACAACCCTTTCGATCAGTTTGACGAAGTGGAGAAGCCTAAGAAAAAGGCAGGGATTGGTACGGCCATCAAATCTTCGTTTGCTGGTTTGGGTAACGTAGCGGACTTGGTGGGTACCTCCATTGCTGCTGGTGGTGCGTCCCTCTTTGGGGATGACAAAGAGCTTGTCCGTATGATGGATGAGATGGAGTCTCGCCGTAAGAGTCGTGACCAATGGGCTAACCCAGAAGGTCTGGAACTCACTGGGGCTGGTAAACTGGCTGGTGCGGCTTTGACCCTCCCAGCGCAAGTCCTCACGGCCCCGCTGTCTGCTGCTGAAACCGCCTACCAAGCCAAGAAGAGTGGTGAGTCTAACTCCGCTGCTCGTAAGGCTGCTATGACCGATGCTGCTGCCAATGCTCTAGGCTTGGCTATTCCCGGCTTTATGCAAGGGGGTGCTCTTGTCCGTGGTGCTACTGGTTTTGTTACCAACGCTGCACAGGACTATGCTTCTAAAGCTGCCATCCAGTCGATGCTGGAAACAGAAGGTGGTAAAGCTAAGTTTGAGCCTACCTTGGAGGATGCTGCAATCTCTGGTGTAATTGGTGGTGGATTTGGTCTTGCTGCGGGTAAGGCTGCTCGTAAGCCCACTGGTAATAAGAAACTGGATGCTATCCGTGAAGCGGACGCAAAAAAGCCCCAAGCACCTAAAGTAGATGCTGGGGCTGTTCCTGAGCAGCTTAACCTGTTTGACCAGTTTGATGAACGTAGTCCCATCTCTCCATATCAAACGGAAATGGCGCCTGACATGTGGCGTACGGATGAGAACGGTATTCCTATCCGTGCTGATTTGTCGATGGAAGTACAGAACATGCAACAACCCCTACAGAGGAATCTGTTTGGGGATGAGTTGGATGTCAATTTTCCACGTGATCCTAATAAACCTCTGACAATGGATGGGGACATCCCCGGTGTGGAGCGTTTCTCCGAGCCGGTTAACTTCCGTAATGATCCTGAGAATCAACGTCCTCTGACTGAGGCAATTGATTCCATGGACCCCGCTGCCCGCACTGCTGCAATTGAACAGACACAACTGGGCCGTGAGTTGCCTGCCGATGGTCCTATGGAAGCTGCCAAGATGCAAGCAGAGAACCTCCCTCTTGGTTCTAAGGCCCGTAAGGATGCGTTCATTGCTGCTAAACGAAAGACTCAAGGTGGGGCTATAGCTCCTGATGTGTTCCTAAAGGACTTTCCCGAGTTTGTCTCTAGCAAAATCAAGGATGCATCGGGTCAACTGAAGGCCCTTGTCCGTGGTGTACAGAGTGATTACACTGGCCCAGAACGTCCTATGATGGGCACGCTGGGAGAAGGTATCTATCTGACAGAAAGCACGACCCTTGCTAATCGCTATGCCACCGGTCCCGAGAGTGGCCGCCATGTGAAGCAAGCCTATGTGGACATGAAGAAACCTTTTGAGTTGGAGATGGGTGGACCAGAACATCGTCAGCTTTTGTTGGCAGATCAGGGTTACCGTAAACAATTCACCAACCAACTCAAGGCCGCAGGATATGACGGTGTCGTGGTCAAGAATGGTGATGAGATGAAAGAGGTGGTGGCCTTTGCTCCTGAGCAAGTTCAGAATGCTTTTTCTACTCCCCAGTCGGTGATTCGCTCTAAGAAACAGAGTGGTGGTCTTTTTTTGGGGCAGCGGGAACAAGTAGAGATTGATAACTCGTTTGCCAAGAGTGAAGACGGTACGTTCATCCCGGAGAATCCTGACATTGCAGAAGTTTTGGCTAAAGCCTTGGCTGAACCAAAGGATGGGAAACTCTGGACGTACATGCAGAGTGGTGCTACAAGTGCTGCTATGAAGACAGGCTCGGCTGCCATTAAGGCTGCCTCTGAGATTGTTCAGAATGCTCTGAAACGTGCTGACTTGAACATTCGCAACAACGTCTTCCCTGCTGAAACCTCTCTCCGTAAACTCCCTAAGCTGGAAATTGATGAGCTGCACACGCTGTTCAAAGACGAGATGTTTAAGGGTGAGCGTTACGATGGAGATGTACTGGCACAGCATCTGTCTGTGAAGCAGTTGGAAGCCTACCGCAACATGCGTGACTTGTTTGACCGTACCTTGGATGTACAGAACGAAGCACGTTTGGCTAAAGGACAAGAACCAATTAGCCCAAAAGAGGCTTACTTGTCTAGCCGCTGGAAGGGTGACTTCCGTCGTCCTGTGCATGACGCTAACGGTAAACTGGTGTGGTACCTTGCAGACAACACTAAGATGGGTCTGGAAAGCCAAACCAAGACGCTGCTGAAGCAGTTCCCTGACTTGGTGGTGGACAAAACTCTCGATCACACAGTTCGTGGCTCACAAAGCAAGACTGATCTGCAAAGTATGTACAGCACCATGCTGGACCTACTGGGTAGAAATGATCCTGCCATCGAGAAGATTCGTCAAGCCATTGAGGATCAAACGGTGGCTGAAGGTGAAAGCTCTCTTGCACAGACTAAGCACTTTGAGAAGAAGAACAACGTGCGTGGTTTTGTTGGTGACCGTCCCAGCTTTGGTGGTCCTAAAGAAGCCACTGCAATGTTCCAACAGCAGATTCAGTATGCAAAGAATGCCTTTAAGTGGGCTGAGATGCAGAAGGCTGCTGATGATATCAAGGGTCTGGTGAGTTCTCCAGAACTGCAACAGAAACAGCCTAACAACGTCAAGTACATTCGTGAGTATTTCAAGAATGCTATTGGGATGGGGGAGAGTCAAATAGCTCGTGCGCTGGACAACTCGATTCGAGATGGTCTTGGTATCAGCCCTGACTTGATTAGCAGTGGTGTGGGTACTGTGAAGAGTTTGTTCATTACGCAGAAGTTGGCTGCCTCGGCAGGCTACACGATGGCTAACATGATTCAAGCTTCTAACGTGCTGCCTTACTTGATGAACTTGCGTGGGCAAGGCTACAAGGGCAATCCTGCTGTAGCTATGGTTGTGGGGGTGCCTGCGGGCATGGCGATGGGTATGTCTCACTATATGAAAGCTATTGGTGGTGAGTACATCGACCAACTACCGAACCAGTTCTTCAAGGATGCTTTCCGTTATGCAGAGGACAACGGCGTGACAGCCCGTTCGGTGTATGACGAGGCTCCGTTGAACACAACTAACAAAGCACTCGATGCTGTTGGACGGGGTTTTAGTAAAACCATGACCATCCCAGAAACCTTTGTGCGAAGTGTTGCGTTCATGACGTATGCACAGATGCTGAAGGATAGTGGTAAGTTTACTGACCAGTCGAAGCTGTTCCAAAAAGCCGAGGAATTGGTAAACATGTCTATGGTGGACTACCGTGAAACTGAACGTCCTATGTTGTTTGCTAAGGCAGGCACTACTGGGAACTTCTTGAACACCCTCCAGACCTACCCCATGAGTTTCTACAACCAATGGGCGTACATGTTGGGAGAGTTTACTAAAGGCCGTCCAGCGGGCCTAGGCACTATGATGGCTCTCCAGTATGCTGTAGCAGGTGCGATGGGCTTGCCGGGCTTTGACGACATGGATAAGCTGTACAAGGTGATTCGGGATAACCTCGTGTCTACCTCGACTTGGAACAAGATGATGAAGAGTCCCTTCTTCTCTGATCCCAAGCTGTGGTTGATGGAGAACCTCGGTGATGCTGCTGTGTATGGTGCCTTGTCTGACCAATCTGGTTTGGGCATGACCTCTCGTGTGGCTGCTCCGGGTATGGGTGCTATGCTGCAAAGTCCTGTGGGACCTCTGGCAGACTTGGGCAAACAAGCTGGTAACATTGTGTCGGCTGTGGCTAACCCCACGGACAGCACGAAGTGGGCACAAGTGGGTATGTCGTCCATTCCTGTGGGCCTACAAGGCTTGCTGGAAACAGCACCTTTCATGGAAGACCACACCTATGTAACCCGTCCGGATGGTTCCAAAGTCTTTATGAAGACCACTGACATTGCTGACCGCAAGGGAGGCTATGCTAGGTCCCCAGAGGAAATTGCAACACGCAAGTGGGGCATCCGTAGTCAGGCAGAAGTGAAGGCGCGTGATGTGGCTTATGCGACGTCTAGTGCTGACATGGCTTTGACTAAGAAAGGCGGGGAATTGATAGACCAGTATTACAACGCTGCCCGTAGGGGTGACAAGAAGCGTGTGGAGGAGCTTGCTACTCTGTACGCAGACATCACTGGTAACTCAATTTCTGATGCCCAGTTTGAGAATCAAATCAAAGAGGAGTTCTACAGTGACATTGAGAAGAATAAGATGGGGACTAAAACCCCACGACAGCTACTCAATGCAGGTAGGATGAGTCGTATCCTTGAAGGAACCCAATGACTTTCGATGAAGCTTTTACCCAACTACTGGGACATGAGGGGGGTTATAGCAATCACCCAAATGATCCCGGTGGGGAGACTATGTGGGGTGTTACAAAGAGGGTCGCTGTAGCTAATGGTTATAAAGGTCCTATGCGAAACTTGGAGAGAGATTTTGCAAAGCAAATCTATAGAAAGTTTTATTGGGATGCTCTGTATGCTGACCTACTCCCGGAAGGGGTTAGGTATGCAGTGTTTGATGCAGCGGTGAACAGTGGTCCTACGCAAGCCCTTAAATGGCTCCAGAAGGCTCTAGACATAGAGGCTGATGGGATAGTGGGTCCACAAACGAAAAAAGCCCTCCAGAGCGCGGATAACGCTTTGGAAGGCAGGTTTCTTGGACACAGGTTACTGTTCATGTCCAACCTCAAGAACTGGGACAGTTTCAGTGAGGGGTGGGCTAAACGAATTGCCCAAATCTTAATCGAAAAATAACAGGCGTAGAAAAGCCCCCTTCTCGAAAGAGTTGGGGGCTTTTCTTTTAGCTATACCAAAGAGCAAAACGAAAGATTAGGAAATCTAGAATAATTACTTGTTCTAGCTGCCCCTCTTCGTTCTCTTCACTCATGTGCTCCAGCCCCAGTTTAAGGCCAGAGATAAACTCCATTGTAAGATCAAACATTTGGATTTGTTCTCCAAATATGAAGAAGTTCTTCAATTTTCTGCTGTCTTCGTTTCAGAAGAAATGGATAGAGAACTTCCATTATTTGTACAGCCTTTGGCCCGAAGGCATCCACTCTATAGCGCGCTTTTCTCTCTGGTTTGTTTTTGTTATGGTAGGGCCCCCTCAGATTTACAAAAGGAAAGATTTGCTTTATTCTTTCAAGCACATCTAGGTCACACATGTCAAGAAGAAAGTATGGATGATATTTGGAGTGAAGTGTAAAACACCCCTCCCCTTCTACTATCCCAGCTACCCAACAAAGAGCTTCTTTTTCTGTCATCGAATCGGGCATGCACCACTTTCACAGTCTGCAAAATCCAGACCAATATTAATAGAAGACATTGAGGTAATAGGAGTAGTTTTTTGTACCAATGCCACATACTTTTCTTTCGTGATTTCTTCAATTGGTGCTTGTTTAAAACCATGCTCAGAGTGGAGGAGGAAAGACAAACTCTTGTGACTAGTCTTATACCATTTCTTCAAGTACTCTTTGATAATGGGAAGCTCCTCTTTTTTGTAGTAGACTGTACAGGACACACTGTTGTCTGACCAGACCGTTTGCAGCCAGCGTACCGTTTCAAGCTGCTCCACTGCCGTCATGTCCTTTGCCAACACAGTTCCTTCAGGATAAGCAAAAGGAAATCCAACCACTACGGTAGAATAGTCATCTGTACCATCGAAGTTCTGTTGATACTCTGTGGGATAGCCGTGAGACTTACACACCTCTACCAACGGATGATTTGCACTAATACGAATTCGTCGCAACATATACTGAGCATACCCTGGATGGGCTCCAGGCACTACTCCGGGAAGAAGCGACAGAGTTCCAGACGGTTTTACAGTGGTCAGTTTCACCGAGGGATTGAAGCCGTGTACTTTGGAATAGTCTTTGTCAAACTGACGGAGATATTCGTATGTCTCATGTAACCACCCTCGCTGATCTATAGATGCCTGTAGCACACCAGTAACCCCAATACCCATTCGCATGTTCTGGTGAACAATTGTCTCAGTATCCTCTAGATGACAGGGCAACATAAGGGAATGTTTGTTGATACGGTACAGCAGTGTACACACATCTTGCAACTCTTCCTTTGAAGTAATGTTTGGCAAGAATACTTCGGCAAGGCAACATGTTTCCTTATCTCCCAAGGACTGTTCAGCACAGGGGTTATACCCCATCACTGTAGGATCAGGGTATTTTGTCTCCCCAAGCCGCCCCACTTTACGTGAGAGCTTGAGGTTGATTAGACCGTAGGGCTCTCCTCGTCCTTCGTAGCCATCCCAGAAGTAGTCATGTAGGTCTGAGATGTCATTACAAATGACTGAATTGTTAGACATAGCACGCCATGATGGGATGTTACCCAAGTCCCATCGTTTAGCCAACAGGAATTCAACATCATCAGCATCCCCCAAGGCGATCTGAGCAGATCGTCGGACGTTACCAGCAACTACCACAGCACCAATAATGTTCATGATGTCTAGAGCATCTACTGACCGTAGTTTCTTGCCAGCCCGTTTCTCCAGAACTTTACTAATCTCGGCAATACCCCACACCAAATCCTCTGGCCCTGAGGCAGTTCCACCAAACCCCTTGATAGGAGCCCCTTTGGAACGAATTAACTGTGTGGAATATGTGAACGTTTGCCTACCCGTTTTATGTGCGAGGAATGCGGCTTTAAGTGTCTTGCCAAGAAGAGCGACCCAACCTTCCCGACTATCTGGAACAATGTAGTCTGCGTCAGGGACATTAATACGGACAGGTGCTTTGAAAGCATGATGGACTTCGGGAATCTTGTTGATATGTTCTTTTTGAATGTTGTAACCAACACCAGAACCTAGCATAAGCAGGTCCATTGCCCACGTAAAGGGCTCGACAGGGGCATCTACAACGGTAAAAGCACAATTCTGAAGACTACTTAAACCCAGACGGTCTACTGTGGGAGTCCCTAGCTGCCAGAGAAACCGACCCGCAACAGTACCCTTTAGCTGAAGCATGTAGTGCTCCAGACGAGCAGACTCTTCATTAGTAAACCCACATCCCAACTGCTCATTAGTGGCCCTCACGACACGTTTAATCGTGTCTGTGAACTCTTCTGTGGGGGAGTCTGGGTCTTGCTCATTTAGACGGCGAGCATAGGTTCGTTTGTAGGTAATATACCCTAGACTAGACCAAGGTGTTTTGTCAGATTTTTCCAATTTTAATCTCTGGTTTATGAGAACCCGTCAAGGCCTCTTGTTCTTTTAGTTTTTTGTCAGCCTCAAGACGACAAATTTCGCATTGACCCTTCCTCATCCACATTTTGTGCATCTGGCAGCGGTAGGGGTGTATTCCCTTGTCGGTGTTGTTTGATTTCATCATCTGCGTCTTTTTCTTGTGCTTTACGTTCTAGGTAGGATTTCTTGGCAGAGGGTTTATCCCAATGCTCGTTCAAGTTCTGGTTTCGAGCGTTCAATTTCTTCTTCTAGTAGTTCTACCAAATCGGAGATGTCAAGACCGAGGATGTCCAGAAGCTCAACCTCGTCAAGACCTGAGATGATGCGTTGTTTAAGTTCATCGAGGTCAGGGGTCACCGACAATCCCCAAAATATTCCTGACAATATGCTTGATAATTATCTGCTTCATCTTGTTGTTCTTTTACCATAGTGTTGTATTTTGCTGCACAGGTGGGGTCCCGGCACATAGCAACAGACCATCCGTTGTGCCAGTGCAGTCCCGTTTCTTTTTTACAACCCCAGCATACCCACACAGGTTTACCATGTGTCTTATTGATACCTTCTGGGGACAAATCAGCGCTCATCGCCATTTCCTTGAAGAACATTACGTTCAGCACGGTCAGTTAGTTTGACAATGTTAATTTCAGCAATGTCTGCCAAAGTGTAACCCAACTCCTGTGCCGCAGCGGTGAGGTACCAGAGTACGTCAGACAACTCTTTAGCTGCCAGAGGCTTATCCAACTTACCATCACGAATTAGTTTTTTGACTTTTTCCGTGTACTCTCCGGATTCTCCTGCGAGGCCCAAGGCAGTGTAAGCCAGTGCCATAGGACTACCTGTACCTGCCTCTGGATAGAGAGCAAAACGCTGTGCCATAGCTTCATATTGATTGAATGTTTGAATTGTCATTTGGTAGTACGTTTTTGAATCTCTCGTTGGATGTACCAGACCGCTTTCTGCAAGTCTTCCACACCATTCTTGTAGTCAGCACGCCAGAGGTATTTCATGGCATTACCCAAGGTAAAGCCCATGTGCTCTGTAATTTGGATACACTCCACACCAGAGGGGTGCTTGAGATAATGTGGAGGATGGTTCACTACGTCAGGCTTGGGGGAGTCTTTCCACGGAGGAGTTTCCCCACGGTCTTCCCATGCTTTTTCTTTGAGAGCCAGTTCTTCTGGGGTACACATATCGTTAATATCGTGTTCGTTAATCATTTTAGTTGGAAATAAATCAGCCCATTGTGGGACAACATCACGGAAACCCAAAAAGCTTTTATAGGGGAGGCCCATAGTGTTTCTCAATGACTGCTTGTACCAGTTGTTCTACTGGAAGGGCCCTAGGCCATTTCTCTAGCGAAGGTTCCCATTCAGCATCGGTTGTTTTCTTAAACAAGTAGTTTCCATAATCAGCCGATCCTGTGCCGTCGTTGGCAATGAAAAAGGTGGACAACTCCTTAGCACGTTTTGGATCACCATAAGGAAACAACTCAATAGTAACTTTAAGCATAGCGTTTGTTAATGTATTTCAGTGAGACAGGCATCACATCGAAGGCACCATCTTGTACGTCATGCAGCATCAAGAATCCTCGCCAGTGTTTGTTACCTTGAGAGGACATATAATCCTCGTTATGTTCGTAACAGCTACCTGCGATGATGGCGGTCATTTGCTTCCCATCTGCTCGGTAGGCCGAATGAATCTGTAGACCTTGTTGATGCCCTTGTACACAAGACATATGCTTTTTAGACAAGCAAGCAGCAGCGGTAGTAACAGGACGACCCATAAGGCCTGTAGTAAAATAGTGGCTGTAAGCAATACCATCGACCACAACAACGTCCAGAAAAGGGTGAACATCCCACCCATAACTTTCATACCCAAGATCATCGACTGATAGGACCCCTTCCAATTGAGTGGAGTCGTTAACAGCC